ACTGAATGCTAAGAAAGGATCACTGCTCGGCGACCCTGAAGAAGTGCAAAAGATGTCGGATCAGATGGCCGACTTCACTAAGACTGTATTGGGCACTTTGGATCCACTATACAAGTTGGGCGAGGTAGTGGACGAACTCCATACGCTGATGAGCCTCGGCTTGCTTACTGAGGATCAGGTTAATTTGTATCTGGATATGATGGACGGTACGGCAGAAGCTGCAGAGAAAGCAGCTGAGGCTCTGAAGAAATCGACGCAGGAATGGGAGGACTATGCCGAGTCCGTAAGAGATGCTTTGGACCCGATGCGGGAAGTGCTGCGCGAATTCACTAAGATAGACCTGGCAGTCGAGATGGGGCTAATCTCTGCTGAAGAAGCAGAACGGTTTAAGAAGACAATGATTGATATCAATGGGCAAGTTACATCGACTACCGCAAACATTAAGACGATGGCCGAGCAGATTAAAAATGCGATTGATGGGTTCGTTAGCGATTTCACGAACAACCTAGTGGATGGATTGAAAAAGGGCGAGTTTGCATTTAAGGAGTTCGCAGTCAGCATCCTCGCAACGATGGCGAAGATCGTGCTCAACTCCATCTTCGAGAAGTTCTTTGCACTGGTGCTTGGCAGCTTCAGTAGTGGCGGGGCTGCGGGCGGTGGCGGGTTCCTACGTGCTGCTCCGAACGACGCAAGTCATTCAGTCGGACTGCTCAAGAGTCCAACATACGGCAGAGGGCATAGTGCAGGCGCGGCTGCGGTTAAAGTGAATGTCTACAACAATGCCCCGGTCGCGGTCAGCACAGAGACTTCGCAGAACAGTGACGGCAGTTTTAATGTGGAGCTGTTTATCGAACAGAGCGTGAATGCCGCTATCAATAAGGGCGGCTTGGATAAGTCGATGAAGGCATCGTTTGGCCTCTCGCGGAGGGCATTTTAATATGGACATTGGAGCGCGACCACCAACACTCAGCGGCTGCTGGAGGTCATGGCAGGAACGTGATGTGGATACCGTATTACGCACTGAGATGGACTCTGGCGCGGTTCATACCCGGCGCAGGTTCACCGGGCGCAGTCGCATCGTCGCGGCATCCGTTACGTTGAAGGCTGCACTGTATGCTGATTTCGTCACGTGGTTCTTTACAAACTGTCGGCAGGGTAGCATACCGACGTATGTGGTGCCGCCTTGGGGCGGTGAAGAGATATTCCAGTTCATGAAACCTCCGGTGTTCAGCTGGGAAGGGGCCGACAATAAGACGTTCACGGTGTCCGTTGAACTTTACAACGCATCATGGTTTCAACCGTGACTCTTGTTCGCGTAGTCAATACCCCGCAGGTCGATGACGCTTTAATCTGGCTGCTGACATTCACCGACCCCGTGGATGCATTAGTGCTGCGGGCCTGCGCCAATTTGGAAGACATCACGAGCCGTGGGAATGTTTATACTGCATTCCCGTTCGAGATTGTACTGCCGCCCGACGATGGCCAGCGGATCAGTACACTCGATCTCGTGTTCCCCAATGTGGGCCGCGAACTCATGGAACTGGTGCGCGAGTACCCGCCGGGTGAACATCCGAAGGTTAAGTTTGAACTGATCATTAGCGATGCGCCCGACACGGTCGAGAAGGTCATCGACTTCATGGAGGTGGATAGCGCGACCTACAGCGCGATGACCGTTACATTTAAGCTAACCAGCAGTTCCATCTTCGCCCGGAAAACCTGCGTGGCGAATTACAATCAATCGGAATTCCCCGGAATGTTCTGGGGCTTAAAGTGAACATAGCAGCCTACATCGGCCTGCCCTATGCACCGAAAGGGCGCGGCTCGGAGGGCGTGGATTGCTGGGGATTGGTGCAGCTATTCTATCAGCGCGAGCTGGGGATTGCCGTGCCATCCTATGTTGAAGAATACGTGAGCCCGGATGACCGTTTGACGGTGTCTCAGGCTATACTCGCTAACATCGGAAAGTGGGAGGCAGCGTTAACATTGGAGCCGGGGGATATGCTGCTATTCTCCATCCTCGGCTTGCCGCTCCATACAGGAGTGTATATCGGCGACAATGATTTCCTTCATGCCTTCCGTAACACGAACAGCTGCATTGAACGGCTCAATTCGATAACATGGGGCCGCAGATTGATTGGGGCGTACCGTTGGACCATAAACTAATAACAACACCGTTTTCCGAGAGTGTGGCCGTAGTTGAGGTTGCGCCCGGACAAACTATCTCCGATATACTGCTGGCAGCTGCAGTTCCCTATCTCATCTGGGATCAAGTAGTCGTTACGCTCGGAGGAATCGAGTTGTCGCGCGACCAGTGGGATACGCTACTGGTCCGCGAGGATGACGTCATCAGCATCTTCGTCACCCAAATGGGCGGCAACACCGGAAAGACCATCCTGCGGCTCGTAGCCATTATCGCTGTGGTTGTCTTCGCAGCGTACCTCGGCCCCGTTGCTGCTGGCTCCCTTACCGGAACCACTGCTGCTGCGGCATCTGGAACGGCACTCGCCGCAGGCATCACCGCAGGCATCACCATTGTCGGCGCACTCGCAATCAATGCCCTCATCCCTCCACCCACCCAGGACTTATCCCCATCAGGTTCAGCGCAGGGCAATAGCTACTTCCTGTCCGGTCAGGAGAACCGCGCCAGGTTCTACGAACTGATTCCCATCGTCTACGGTACGCATAAGGTAATCGCCAACCTCGCCTCATCCGTGGACGTATTCTCTGCTGGCGAGAGTTCGGTGTTTACTGCAGTGTACGACTTCGGATTGGGCGGCGTTACGCTGTCGCAGCTTCAGGTCGGCGATACGGCGATTGAGATTTTAAACGGTCAATCCCGTATCCTGAAGCGGGTGCCCGACACGCTCAACGGCCCAGTAGACCTAACCCTGATAAATTATCCAATCAGCTACCAAGCCTTGTCGCTGGGGCTAGATGGGGCTGGCGACACTCGCATCTCCACGACTGCTGACGGATGCGTCGCGGCTGTTGTGGAGTTAGCATTCCCATCCGGCATCGTGCGCATCGACAAGAAGGGTGAGGAAAGTTACTCCAGCGTGTCGTTCACTTTATCTTGGCGACCTGTCGGGGATTCGGTTTGGTTGAAGCCTTCGCAGGAAACCCGTGGATATGGTGGCGAACATCTATCCATTGTGTTTAGTCATCCATACTCTGTATTCCCCGTGGCGTTAGCGGCAGGAAGCAACCCCGGCAATATCTCCACGATTGACGCTGATGTAACGGTCACTACGCAGTTCGCAGTCAACAATGCCACGGTGCAAAAGGTGCGGGTGGACTTTCGCGGCCCCGCTTATGCAATCCCTGCGGGCACTGCCGCATATACATTGTACAATCCTGATACCGGTAGCATCTCGACCGGAGCATCCATCAGTGGCGGCATCACGACGATTGTCGCAGGGCGCACCTATGAGTTCACGGTAGTCCACTCAGCCAATTATAAGGGCCGCGCATACCTGAAGATGGATGCGTTCAACTTCCGCTCACGCAATGATGCCAGTGCGCGGCCCTACGATTCCATCTCAATCAATTCTCCGATCTGGAGGATTGATATGACATTGGTTACGCCTCCAGCAGCGGGTGGTCCGGTGCCGCTGCCGCCTGCTCCGTCTAGCGGGTTGCCGCGCTACAGTGTCGTAGCCGGTCAGGAAACATATATCGAGCAAGTCGAGCGCAGAAAGTATCCCTACACGGGAACGTATGTTTCGCACGGCTCGGCGATGAATGCTTTGGTGAATGGGTCGCCGTATGCCGTCGCCCATGCATCGGCTGATGTGTACCGTGGCGAACTGCTGTGGGTTGGGACTGCTTGGAAGGAGGGGGATTGGCAGTATCGTGTGGCACGGTATGCCTTAAAGTATCAGCCGGTCAATCCTCAAAATGTTTTGCGCGCTGTTAATCCTGTTGGGCCGTTTCTGCCGCCGAATCCATATCCCGGTGCAGGCAATACAACCAGCGACTATTTCACGGTCACCGGCAACAAAGCGCACTTAGGCGTAGTGAGCATTGTTATCCCGTTCCCGACTGCCGGTAAGTTCGACATCCGTATCATTCGCAATACCCCAGAGCCCACCGATCCGCAAACGGTCAATTCCTGTAACTGGATAAAGCTGAACACTCGCGGCGCATCGCTCGATAATGATCCGAAGTCGATATTGAACCTGAAGAAGCAGCACACGCTGATGGAGTTGCAGTTTGAAGCCGGGGAAAACATCTCCGGTAACGTCCAGCAGTTATCGGCGATTGCGCGCGGTGAGATACGGCCATATGCAGGCGGGTGGCAAGCGCCAATCATAACGTCGAATCCAGCATGGGTGGTGCTGGATATTTTGACTGGATACAGTATCCAGAATCATCAGGACTTCCCGACCAGCTACACATTCGACGGGGGCTGGATTAAGGATGAGCAGATTGACTTCCCGACGTTTGTACGGTTGGCCGCGCTGTGCGATGAGCAGGTTTCGTATGTAGACGTTAATGCGCAGACGCTGACCAGACCGCGGTACGCATGCAACATCCTGATGGCGACCGACTCCCCGATCATGGAGACTGTTCAATCCATATTATCAATGGCACGTTGTCAGCTGATCATAAATCAGGAAGGCAAATACTCCATCTTATTCGATGAAGCTAAAACAACACCGAGGCAGCTGTTCACTCCGCAGAACTCATGGGGTTTCAGCGGCCACAGAGCGTATCAAGATATCCCCCATGCCCTCCATGTCGAGTTCACTGCGCCGGAACTGGGCTACCAAGTCGGCACGCAAACCGTTTATCGCCCCGGCTATGACGTTAACAATTCGACCGTTTATGAAACGCTCCAGACCTACGGCATAACCAACTGGCATCAAGCATCGTGGTACGCCCTCTACATGCTGGCGCAAGGATTCTTGCGGTCGGAGCAATTCACGCTATTTTGCGATCTTGAGAATCTGGTCGTACAGCGTGGAGACATGGTCCACATCCAGCACGATGTGCCTTTGTTCGGCGGCACAGCCTGTATCGTTAGCCAAGACAGCGCCAATGTTCGAGTCTATGTCGATCAGCAGTTAGGTTCATTCCCGCAGCCTTGGGGCTTTACTCTGCGGAAGATGGACGGAACGATTGTTACAGGCAACGTCACCGCCATCGGTCCCGACTATTTCGATATGGCGTCAGTAACCCCCACGACCCAAGGTGAAGTGGTAGTAATAGGGCAAAAGAAAGCGACTGCGAATGATAAGGTCACTGACCCCTACCTGATCATCGCCATCAATCCAACCCGCAACCTTCAGGCCGAGTTGGCACTGGTGCGGTATGACGATGCGCTATACGGAACTGATTGGGGTGCCTTCCCGGTATGGAACCCGTCATTCGGCGCATCCCCCAGCGACACGACTGAACTGTACACCTCCAACCTGAAGGGGTATGCAGGACTGGCTTTTGTAGACAAGCAGCCGGTATCGACATCGAGCCTAACATGGGACATCGGCCCCATCGGCATTGTCGATACATGCGCCTTCGTCCAAGTTACCTACAGCTCGACGGCAGGAGGTAAGAGTACCTTGCTGGCGCAGCTAGACGGCAATGCTAGGAGTTGGGTGCATGAGTATCCATCCACTAGCATTGAGGACTATGGCCACGGCTTCTATACAGTGACGCCGCTGAGCAATTTGGGATACCTCGGGCGCGGCCAAACGATCCAGATGGGTCAGCTGTTAGATGATGTTCCTCCAGCGCAGCCCACCGGGCTTACCGCTCGCTTTACCGACACCACGGGGCTGACTACGCTTACATGGAATGCTAATACCGAACCGGACATGGCGAGTTACATGGTCTACTGGGCGGCGACTGATGTCGGATTAGCTGCCGCGACGTTCATTGCTTCTACCGCGCCTAACGTGAACCAGCTGGTATTGGTTGCAGTTACGGAGATGTTCTACTACGTCACCGCGATGGATACGTCCAACAATGAATCCACTGCGGCCACACTTCAATCCACAAACATTCCGACCGGGGCGAGTGGCGTTAGCGGATACCTTACTAATGAAGTCCATAGTGTAACTGCGGATAAGAACGGCCTGAACTACGACCTGAGTGCTGCTGGGGGCGTGTTCGTTATATTCGAGGGCACGACGGATGTCACCGGACTCGGCCCCGACTACGACATTATCGGCGGGGTGACTGCTGGCGGTTTCTCGACACTGACGATTGACGGGCTGACCATGTCCATTAACGAGATCACCGGTGCATACACTCTCAGCGGCGCGGCATGGACAGCGTTGCAAACCGGCTTCACCCTAACCGCTACTTACTTCGGCGTGACGATTGAAAAGTTCTACGGCATCACGAAGTCCGTGGCGGGGGCTGACGGGTCACCTGCCGAAACAATCACCGTCATCTCCACGGCACAGATGTTCCAGTACGATGCTTCGGGCGCGGTGGTCGGGGCGGATAAGATAGTGTTCACTGCCGAGCCAGTCGGGAATACCGGGCCAGTGTACTGGGTCGGCCAAGTCTGGAACGGAACTGATTGGGTACAGACTGCGTTTGACCGGCTCGACCCGACATCCGGCCTTACCACGACATTAACTGAGGCTGCGTTCGCGGCTGAGGGCGCTTCAGCATTAAAGGTGGTTGGGCACTTTACCCTCCCTGAATATCGACAAGATCCAATTACCATCCAGCGCGTGCAAGATGGGCAGGCAGGAGTAAACGGGTTCAACTCAGCGGTCGTATACCTGTATCAGCGCACAGCGTCGGCCACGCCGCCGGTGGTGCCCGCATCCTTAACCTACACGTTCGCTACCGGGCTCCTCACGCCTAGCCCGACTCCGTGGTCTCAGACGGTCCCTAGCGGGACTTTACAGTATCTGTGGGTTACGACCGCCTCAGCGATCAGTACGGCTTCCTTCGTGGTTTTAACGGCCCCGAATTGGGCCACCCCCGTAATACAAGGGCAAGATGGTATCCAAGCCCGTACCATCCAGCTCTATCAGCGTAAGACAACCACGACGCCAGTGCCAGCGGTGCCGTCGGTGAATGTGACGTATACATTCGCCACGGGCGCGGTCACTGGGCAAAACAATGGGTGGTTAACGGCAATACCCGCAGCAGGCGGCGACTATGTATTCACGACCCAAGCGCAGGCATTAGCGCCAGCCCAAACTGCAACAGACACTATCTTACCGGCGGAATGGACTGCTGCCGTTATCATGTCGCAAAATGGCACGAGTGGGTTGTCGGTCGCGGAACTCGCCATCTATGCCAGATCGCCGACTGCGCTTACTGTGGCCCCGACAGGCGGCAGCTATGACTTTTCTACGCAGATTCTTACGCCTCCTGTTTCTTGGACTAGTGCGATCCCGGCAGGGGCCGATCCAGTGTATACCTGCCGTGGCTCGGCTTCGGTATTGGGAACTACTGGGGTCGATTCCTCGATTACATGGTCGGCTCCGGTATTGGTTCTACAGGAAGGCCAGTCCATAGATATCGTGTACAAGAGGTCCGCAGCGCAGCCTGCTACGCCTGCGGCTTCGGCTGGTGTTCCGGCGACTTGGTATACTGATGTGGCTTCTGTACCGGTGGGAACTGATCTTTTATGGTCTACCGTCGGCACGCGGCTAAACACCGGAGCACTTTGGGTCTGGGATACGCCTATTGCGATTGAAGGGCAGGCAGGGTCCGCAGGACTATCCGTAGCAGAGTTGCAGATTTATCAGCGCACTGAGGCCGGGACAGTGTCCACTCCTGTCGGAGGTAGCTTCAATTTTTCTACGCAAGCTCTAACAGGCTTACCTGTTCCGTGGACAGCCACTATCCCTGCGGGAACCTCCCCAGTTTGGTCCTCTAAAGGAACGGCAACTGTTGTAGGTAACACTGGAACAGACAGTGTGATTCCTTGGTCGGCTCCGATTAAGCTGACGAGTGACGGCAGCTCTGTTGATATCGTTTACCAACGGTCAACCGCGTTACCAGCGACACCGGCAGCTTCAGCTGGAGTCCCGGTGGGCTGGTATACTGATGTCGCCTCAGTGCCCGCAGGCGCAGGGTTTATGTGGTCTAGTGTTGGTACTAGGGCCAACGCTTCCCTTAATTGGATTTGGGAACAGCCTGTACAACTGGAAGGCTCAGCTGGAGTAGACGGTTACAACTCCGCCACGGTGCAGGTTTACCAGCGCACTAGTTCTTTAGTTGCCCCAACCAAGCCCGTTACCAGCACGTATTCATTCTCAGGAGCTACATTCACCCCAACGATAGCCCCATGGGTTCAGTCCATCCCGGCTTCGGGCGGCACGTACCTTTGGACCACTACAGCAGCAGCCATAGCCCAAGCGCCGACAGACCAGATCATACAAACAGAATGGGCCGCGCCCGTTATCGTCGCAGCGGAAGGTACGCAGGTCGCTACAGTTCGCATCTACATAAGAACAGCCACCAATGCAGTTCCAGTGCTTCCATCCGCGCAGACAACATACACGTTTACCACCGGGGTATTGACGGGGCTAAATAACACTTGGACGACTTATGTGCCAGCGACCGTGGGCGGCTACCTGTGGACATCGCAAGCTACAGCCTTGGCTTCGACAGCGGTCGATACGGATACGATTGCTGCTGCGGAATGGGTTGCGCCGGTACTGGTGGCTGTGGACGGGGTGAATGGAACCACTGGGTTATCTATCGCTGAGTTGGCCATCTATCAACGGTCGCCAACAGCATTAACAGTCGCACCTACCGGCGGCAGTTACAGTTTCACTACGCAAGTTCTCACTCCGCCGCCCCTTTGGACCAGTGCTATTCCCACGGGGGCCAATCCAGTTTACACATGCCGGGGTGTGGCTTCTATTTCCGGTACAACCGGTACAGATTCCACAATCACATGGTCAGCCCCCGTCCTAGTTCTACAAGAAGGCCAGTCAGTCGATATCGTGTTCACCCGTTCCATTAGCCAACCCGCCACGCCAGCATCGTCCGCAGGGGTTCCGGTGGGTTGGTATTCGGATGTCGCGGCTGTTCCGCCGGGGACTGATGTGCTGTGGTCTGCTGTTGGGACACGGCTTAACTCTGGTGCGCTGTGGATTTGGGATACTCCGATATTGATCGAGGGGCAAACCGGTTCAGCCGGAACGTCCTATGCAGAGTTGTCCATATACCTGCGCACTGAAGCTGGCTCAGTGGCCACGCCCACCGGCGGCAGCTTCAACTTCGGTACGCAAGTCTTAACGCCTCCCGCAAGCTGGACCAGTGCCGTCCCTATAGGCAGCTCACCTTTGTGGAGTTCGAGAGGCTCCGCTTCCGTTATAGGGAACACGGGGACTGATTCTAGTATCCCTTGGGCCGCGCCAGTTAAGGTGACCAGTGACGGCAGTTCTGTCGATATCGTTTACCAGCGTTCCGCGACGCAACCCGCCACCCCGGCAGCTTCGGCAGGAGTTCCGGTGGGCTGGTATACTGATGTCGCTTCGGTGCCGGTCGGTTCTAATGCGATATGGTCCTCGGTCGGCACTCGGTCTAATGCTTCGCTGAATTGGATCTGGGAACTGCCCCTTAAACTCGAAGGCACGGATGGTGCGCCGGGGGCCACGGGTTCCGCTGGGCTGTCTGTAGCGGAACTCCAAATCTATCAGCGCACGGAAAGTACACTCACTGTCGCGCCCACCGGCGGACAGTTTAACTTCAGCACGCAAGTTCTAACAGCGCCCGTAGGATGGGCGAGCGCCATACCCGCCGGTAACTCGCCAGTTTGGTCCTCGAAAGGCACGGCTTCCGTTACCGGCACTACTGCTACTGATACGACGATAACTTGGTCTGTCCCGATTAAGCTGACGAGTGACGGCAGTTCCGTAGACATCGTGTACCAAAGGTCAGCCGCGCAACCCGCCACGCCAGCAGCTTCGGCTGGGGTTCCGGTGGGTTGGTATACTGATGTTAATTCCGTGCCTGCTGGTGCTGATGCGATTTGGTCCTCGGTCGGCACTCGGGCTAATGCTTCGCTGAATTGGGTTTGGGAAGTTCCCCTTAAACTCGAAGGCACGGATGGCGCGGCAGGGCCTGCCGGTTCTGCTGGATTGTCTGTAGCGGAACTCCAAATCTATCAGCGCACCGAAAGCACATTGACGGTCGCCCCGGTGGGCGGACAGTTTAACTTCAGTACGCAGGTTCTTAGCGGTTTGCCTGTGCCTTGGACCAGTGCGGTTCCTGCGGGCACCTCTCCCCTTTGGTCCTCGAAGGGCACTGCCGCCGTTACCGGAACCACGGGTACAGATACCACGATCACATGGTCCATCCCGATCATATTGACTATGGATGGCTCCGCCATAGATATCATCTATCAGCAGTCCATGAACCAACCCGCCACCCCAGCGCCTTCCCCCGGCGTGCCTATTGATTGGGCTGGGGATGTGGGTTCTGTTAGTCCGGGGCTGGGGGTTATTTGGTCCTCGGTCGGCACTCGGGCTAATGCTTCGCTGAATTGGGTTTGGGATATCCCGTTACAGGTGGAAGGGGTGGACGGGGCAGCGGGTGCGACGGGTTGGTCGGTGGCCGAGTTGTCTATTTTCCAGCGCACCGAAAGCACTCTCACTACTCCCCCGACCGGCGGCAGTTTCAATTTCGGCACAACAGTACTGGTGCCTCCTGCTGGGTGGTTGGGTGATATCCCCGTGGGCAATTCGCCGATTTGGACCTGTAGGGGCGTGGCCTCTATGCCGGGGTCTACTGGGACTGATACGAATATCCCTTGGTCCGCGCCGGTTAAGATGGCGAGCGATGGAAGCTCATTGGATATTGTTTATCAGCGCGCAGCCAATCAGCCCACTACGCCTGCCCCTTCGGCTGGAGTTCCTGTAGGCTGGTAT